TATCTCTGGTGTTTCTACATTAGGAACAGTTGAAATCTCATCAGGTATCATCACGGCAACTACTGGAGTTGTAACTTATTACGGTGATGGTTCTAATCTATCAGGCGTAAGTGCATTTAGCGTTCAACAACAAAGCATTACGGCATCACCAGTATATCCAACCTTCGCAAATGGTGTTGGTGTAAGTTCAATTGGTATCGCTGTTACACAAGTCGCATACATCCCGGCATCCGGTAATCTTGGTATTGGAACCACAATTCCAACATCAAAACTTACCGTACAGGGAGATGTATTAGTCTCCGGTATCTTAACGGCACAGAGTATTGTAGGAACTTCACTTTCTATCACCGGTATTTCTACCATAGCGAACTTTAGAATTACTCCTATTGGTACTGGTGCCACTGTTGGTGGAGTAGGAGTTGTTACTTATTATGGTGATGGTTCTCAATTAACAAATGTTGTTGGAGCATTCGGTGGTATTGGAACTGCCGGAGGTACGGTAGGAACCGGAATTACCTTCCTTGATTTTAGAGGTTCTGGTATTTCTTCAATTACTGCGAGTGCCGGAATAGCGACCATTACAATTCCCGGAGCATCAAGGTCGGTTAAATCTTATGTCGCAGCTGAAGGTCAAATTACTTTCGCTGCCACATATAGTGTAGGATATGTTGATGTATATCTCAACGGTTCTAAATTAAGTTCGCCTGAAGATACTACAAGTGTTTCTCCACCAGAATACACAGCAACAAACGGAACTTCTATTATTCTAACCGACCCCGCTTCTGTTGGTGATATTGTTGAGATTGTTTCTTATTTTATAAATATAACAGGTGGAAGTTCCACTCCCGATATAAGTCCTGTAATGATGGGGATGATATTCTAAAATGGCAGCACCAAATCTCAAAAATCCAACAACAATCACTGGTATGACTACATCAGTGGGTATTGGAACCACTGCCATAACTGGCATTCTTACAAATCTGTCAGGAAGTAATAAGGTACTCAAAATCAATAGTATCTTCTGTGCGAACGTTGCCGTACCTGATAGTACTGCTGATATTAGCATCAGTATCTTAAGAAACGGTACTGACCGTCATTTGGCAAGAACGATTGTCGTACCTGCGGATGCCACGCAGATTATCAGTAGCAAAGATACTTACTTCTATCTGGAAGAAGGTGTGGGTATTAGAGCACGGGCAAGTACTGCTGATGCTTTTGAGGTTATTATTGGTTATGAGGACATCTCATGATTGGCTTTAATGGTGGGTTGGTTGGAGCAGTTCGCACTCCAAGTTTTCAAAGTTCGCCAGGAGTGTGGACTTCTAATGAACAAATAAATGCAAGACGTAGTAGTTTATGGCCTCTTATTACTTTAGATCCTGACTTTTCCAAAGTATCTTTACTGCTACATTTTAATGGCACGAATGGCAGCACAATCTTTACAGACACAAGTTTATTCCCTAAAACCTTCACACCCGTTGGTAGTGCTCAAATTAGCACAGCAGAGGCTAAATTTGGATTTGGCCAGAGTCTTTTGCTCAACGATGCCAATAATTACACCAATTATCTGTATATATCTAACAACTCAGACTTTCAATTTGGCACTGGTGATTTTGCGGTGGAAGCATGGATTTATTTAATTTCTAAGCCTAGGCAGACTGCCAGTATTCTTAGTAGCGGAACGGGAACCTATAATGACAATGGAGGGTATTTTCTCGTGGATGCTAGTCAAAGAATACAATTTGGAACACCAATCCAGCCCATTTCCGGTGGCACAATATCACCAGGTCAGTGGTATCACGTAGCGGGCACTCGTAGCGGGACAACAACTAGAGTATTTATCGATGGCACATTAGTAGCCACTGGGACTGGTGATAACAACAGTTACAATTTCTCAAAAGATAATTTACTAATAGGGCGAAATGGATGGGACGGTTCCGGCTCACAAGGTTTTCATGGTTACATTGACGAAGTTCGGATTACTAAAGGCGCACCTCGCTACACCGCCAACTTTTCCGTACCGCCTGCGCCATTTCCTGATTCCTAACCAATAATGCTCTACTCCATTCACAACCAACGCCCAGCACCATTACCTCACCGCATCAGAATGCCGGATGGTTTCACACGTACAGACTCATCCACATTCACACCAGAAGAAATCCAGGCAGCAGGATACTCCGGACCATATACAGAACCATCTTATAATTCCTCTACAGAACGATTGCTCTGGGTGAATGGTGAGTATGTCATTGAGGCACTTCCACCAGTTCCACGCTGGGTGGATTTTAGTTCAGTCATTATGACACTTCCATCAATTAATCTAATGCTGGGTGAGGTAATCCAAAATGCACCGGGTCTTTATGGTGGTCTTGTAGTTGGATTACAAAATGCGAGCGAAGGTGATAGTAGAGTTTTTCTTAATTCCTGGAATGCCGCTCATTCTATGAGTCTTATCTCACCAGAACTTATTACTACGGTTCAGGAGATTGCTGCCGAATATGACCTACCAGAAGCATTTATATCAGCATTAGAACCACCGAACATAAATAACTAAAAACTCATAATGGCAAACAAAACAAGAGATACCGGTAATTTAGTTTCTGCCAATAATCTGTTTGTCAAGATTGATACAGATACCGTTGGTATAGGAACCACTAATCCAACATCAAAACTTACCGTACAGGGAGATGTATTAGTCTCCGGCATAACCACAATAGGATTGGGAACTACATCAACTCCACCAAATACTCAACAATTGAGTTTTGAACTTACGAGTAATACGAATTTGAGAGTTAAAGTAAGAGGATCCGATGGAGTTTTAAGATCGGGAAATATTACTCTATCACCATAAGTATAAATACTATTAAATAGAACAGTACAATATGACAAAATATTATTGCCCGCCATCCGGAGGACATCCCCAAGAACTTCCTGATTATTGTAGATTTTTTAATGGAGTAATTCTTAGAGACCTACAAACCTTAAGTGATACCGAACTGAACCTATAAGGATGGGAAGGTCCATTTACCTATCCAATTGGAAAACGAACAATTGAAGTGACAGATTTAAGTGAAGAGGGAATGAATGAACTATTGGCAGATGAAAATTATATCTTTGATGAGGAGTTTATAGAGTTGGCACGAAGTGTATACAAGTTAAATGATAAAAGAGCAGAAATTAAAAGAAAAATTAATGAGGCAACAAACTCATCCTACCGAGAAGTTAAGTTATACTAACTAAAATAAATACTTTCAACCATATAATACTTAATGATTAAATGAACTTTACGATATATTCAAAGAATAATTGCCCCTATTGCTATAAGATTAAAAAAGTTCTGGAGTTGACAGGGAATACTTTCGTGGTGTATAATCTTGAAGAGCACTTTACGAAAGAAGATTTTTATGCCGAGTTTGGCGAAGGTTCCACATTTCCTCAAGTTATCTGTGATGATAAAAAATTAGGAGGAGCTGCGGAAACAATTCAATACCTTAAAGAAAATCAGATTGTTTAGTGTCTAACCTAAATAATAATATCACACCAAATCGTGGTATCGAACTATTTCTAAACGGAGGAAAGCAAAACAAACCAAAACCTTTTAGTATAATTTGTCAAAAATTAATTTTCTTATTTAAAAGAGAAATTGATTTTTATTTTGAACTATCGATCAAAACTCGTAAGATCGAATAACTTCCTCACCGGAGAAAACAAATGTTAGCTGTAAGTTTAGTTTTCGGTTCGTTCATAACAATTCTGTTTTTAGTTGTTGGAATACTCATTGGATGGGTTTCGAGAGAATATATGATGAATTATCGTGAAATACCCAGACAGCATCCAGAACTCTTTGATAAAGAAGGAAACTTAATTCCAGATGAGGTTGTTTCTTTGAGTGTTTCACCAGATTTTTATGAAGGATTTCAACAAGAATATGGAGGTTTGTTTGATGATGACGACGATGATGACGACGATTAATTCCTAAATATTTTAACTTATTATTTAATAAAATAATTATGACTGCGACAAAAGCAAAACCAAAAGTATCACAACCAGTACCGGCAGTTGATAGTCTTCCGGCAAATCCATTTGTTTTCGAAGTTTTGAATCTTGTATCGAAACAAAGAACCAATCTAAAAAAGGTTGAGGTTCTTCAACGATATGAAGATCCATCATTAAAGTCGATTTTAATTTGGAACTTTGATGAGAGTATTAAATCTGCTCTTCCCGATGGAATTGTTCCATATTCCAGTGTGGGAGAACAGGGTTCTTTTAGTGGAACTCTATCCGGTAAAATTGAAGATGCCGTAGATAAAATGGAAGAACTTAATTCCCGATCACTTGGAGCAACGGATCAGGGAAGATCATCTATTCGCAAAGAATATACAAAGTTTTATAATTTTATCAAAGGTGGAAATGATGGATTGAGTTCTCTTCGTAGAGAAACGATGTTTATTAATGTTCTCGAAGGTCTTCATCCTCTTGAAGCAGAAATTCTTTTTCTGGTCAAAGATAAAAAACTCGAATCTAAATATAAGATAACCAAAGAAATTGTCTCACAGGCATATCCCGAAATTCAGTGGGGAGGTCGTTCGTGAGTAAGCTTCGTGATGTAGTTGAGAGAGCAAAAAATACGGAAAATCAAATGAACTGGTCTCCCGAAGAAAAAAAATCACTTCCGCCACAATATAGTTGTGAGGTATTAATTTCTGATGGATCCGTAGAAGAAGTTAGATCTCCGGATTATCCCAGTGATGCCTATATTGTATTTTATGAAATTGATGGGAAAAAACATCTGGACTTATGTAGAGGAAAAAAAGTAAGTATCTTTGATATGTATTATGATAAGTTCGGTCCCGGAGTAATTCAGAAAATTGATTTTGGATGTGGAAAAATAAATCCAAAAACTTGGGGATATAAACCCACCGAAAGGAAAAGGCGAAAGTGATTTCCCAGAAGGGCGAAAAAATTTCCCCCAAAATTTTGCCTCAAAAGGTTTTTTCAGAGAGAATTGACTAATTCTCTCTTTTTTTGTATAATGGAATTGCCACGATCTTTTTAAATGGACCGAGAAAAATTAAGACTGATAATCAGAAATATGGAACTTCTTTTGGATAATCTAAAAGTAGAAATCTTAAGTGACGAAACATTTAGAGTGTCCGATATCGTTCCCTCAAATGAAGATTATGATGAGGTCTTTGAGGAATGAGTAGAAGAGCAAAGGAGTTGGTGAAACTTTTAGAAAAACTCATTCGAAAAGATCATCTTTATAGCGACGAACAACTGAAACAAATGAAATCACAATTGCGAATGATTAAGAAAGAACTCGCAATTATTGAGAAAAAAACATCAAAAGGATTTGGAAAATGAAACCAATTAAAGCAAAAGACCTTCTTGAACTTGATCGATATATGAAAGTTGTAATGCTTCGTCAAACGCAACTTCCACAAACTCTTGTATGGCAGGCAGGTAAAAATGATTATAGTGAAGAACCTATTCATACCAAGTTTCCGCCAAAGGAGAAAGAATGTGGTGAGTGGGTGATAGAGCAATTGCTTGCGAACGAAAGAGGGCACTGGGGTCCATTAGAGCATCCTTCGATTACTTTGGATTGTGTTGGGTTCGTTCATAATGTAATGGTTCAGGCAAGAACTCATCGTATTGGAGTAACTTTTGACGTACAATCTCAAAGATATACTGGTCGTCGTGTATTGAAGGTTGCGACCGGAGAACTGAAACCAGAAGAAGTCTTTTATGTGCGTCCAGAAGGTCTCTATCTGGACCGTAAAGGGCACAAGTATGAATGGACGAGAGAAGATTACGAAAGGCAGTTAAAGTTCTGTCTGGCGGCATCAGAGAGGTATATGGAGGGTTATAATACTCGTGGTATGGCAGAGGAACATCTTCGAGACTATCTTCCTCAAAATATTCGCCAAAACTTTGTGGTTTCGTTCTCTCTTCGTTCTGCCCTACACTTTCTGGACTTAAGAGCAAAGTTAGACGCTCAAATAGAAATCCAGGCATTAAGTGAAGGAATGATACCGGTAATGAAAGAATGGGTTCCAGAAATCTTTGGTTATTATGAGGAAAAGCGTCTTCACAAGGCAAGACTTTCTCCCTAAATATTTTTGTAAATTATTATATCCTATGTGCCCGACTTATAGATTTGAGAATACAGAAACCGGAGAAATCTTTGAGAAATGGATGTATATGGCAGAAAAAGAACCATATCTCAAAGAAAATCCCTATATTAAACCTCTTATACCAACACAAATGAATGTCGGTGAAGCGGGAGATTGGCGGGAAAAATTAACCTCCAAGCACCCTTCGTGGAACTCGGTTTTAGAAAAAGCTAGCAAGGCTCCCGGATCAACTGTAAAAAAACTCTAATCACCTATGGCAAGAAGAAGAAAAGTGGATCAACCAATCGGTGTTGGTCTTACTACTCGTCAAGCAAAACGTAAAAAACCTTTAAATGGTGAATATCTAATAGATATTGACCCACTTACAGAAAATCAAAAAAAACTTTTCGATTCTTATGCGGAACAAAAACATTTAGTTGCCTATGGATGTGCAGGTACTGGTAAAACTTTCATCACTCTTTACAATGCTCTTCGTGAGGTTTTAGATGAAAAAACACCTTACGAAAAGATTTATATTGTTCGTTCTTTAGTTGCCACAAGAGAAATTGGTTTCCTTCCAGGCACTCACGATGATAAGGCAGATATTTACCAGATTCCTTATAAGAATATGGTGAAGTATATGTTCCAAATGCCTAGTGATGCTGACTTTGAGATGCTCTATGGAAATCTTAAATCACAAGAGACAATTAAGTTCTGGAGCACTTCTTTCCTTCGTGGAACAACTTTAGACAATGCAATTATTATCGTTGATGAATTTTCTAACTTAAATGGTCACGAATTAGATTCTATTATTACTCGTGTTGGAGAAAATAGTAGAATTTGCTTTTGTGGTGACGCTACTCAATCAGATTTAATTAGAACAAGCGAAAGAAATGGTATTATTGATTTTATGAGTATTATTAGAAAAATGCCATCTTTTGATATAATTGAATTTGGAATTGATGATGTATGTAGATCAGGTCTTGTTAAAGAATATCTACTGGCAAAAAATGAATTAGGAATTAATCTGTAATTATAAAGTGTAGTAAAAGAATATAAATAATTAAGTATTCTTTTACTACCCTTATTATTTTATGTTTCATTTTATTTACAAAACATATTCTTCATCTGGTTTATATTATTATGGTAGACATACTACTGAAAATATAAATGATGGGTATTTTGGTAGTGGTAAGTGGATAAGATCCATAAAAGATAAATCTATGTTAAAAAGAGATATTATTTTATTTTGTGAAAATCAAGAAGAACTTCTTAAAAAAGAAGAAGAGTATATTGCGATGTATATAAATGATCCTAAATGTATGAATTTTAATGAAAATTCAATTGGATTTTCATCAAATAATAATCCAAATAAATTACTAAAAGGATCAAAAATTTTAAGTGATAGGGTGAAAGGTGAAAAAAATGGTATGTATGGTAAAAAACACAGTAAAGAATTTAAAGATCATTTGAGAAAACTGAATAGTGGAGAAAATGGAAGTTTTTATGGTAAAAAGCATACGGAGGAAGCAAAGGAAAAAATAAGACAAAAAAAGATAGGTAAAAAATTTTCACCAGAAGTAATTGAGAAATTAAAAAAAAGATTTCCAGGAACTTCCCATCCTATGAGTAAATTAAATGAAACTCAAATTATGGAAATTTATAATCTTGCTTGGTCAGGAAATCTGACACAAAAACAAATTGCTGAAATCTATGATGTTAGGCAAGGACATATAACTAAAATTAAAAATGGAAAGATGTGGTCTAATATCACAAAACATAATAATGTGCTATAATATGAAAAGAGTGAGGTCCTAATGTCCAACCCCTTAATTGAAAAATATTATGAAGTAAAGGAACAACAAAAAATTATAGTTCCAAGATTCAAACATATTGATATTGAACTCCCTAAGTTGGAGCGTGAGACAATTGATGGTGTAAGATACTACTCAATTCCTGATGATGAAGAAATACTTAAATTAGTTTCTATCACCTCCGTAACCAGTTATTTTAATCGTGAAATCTTCATTAACTGGCGTAAAAAAATCGGTGAAGAAGAGGCACAAAAGATCACTAAAGCGGCTACTTCTCGTGGCACGGATATGCATTCTCTTGTGGAAAACTATCTTTATAATAAAACTCTTCCGTCAGTTCCGCCTTTGCCGGATTTTCTTTTTAAGATTGCGAAAGCGGAACTGAATAATATTAATAATATTCACTGTCTTGAAGGTGCTTTGTATAGTAAAGTTCTTGGTGTGGCAGGAACAACAGATTGTATTGCCGAACATCATGGCGAACTTGCCGTAATTGACTTTAAGACCTCTAAAAAACCAAAACCAAGAGAATGGATTGAGAATTATTTCGTTCAGGCAATGTTTTATGGTATGGCATATTATGAAATGACTGGAACACCAATCAAAAAACTTGTAATTATTATGGCTTGTGAAAATGGTGAATGTGTCGTGTATGAAGAACGAGATCTTAAAAAATATATGAAATTGGTGGTTCAATATATCAAAAAGTTTGTGAATGATAAACTTGAAATGATGGAAGTTGACTAATACATTATTTTAAGTTATACTAAATATAAAATACATTAAATTATGCCAAACATTTTGGAAAGTCTTTTAGAGATTAAAGTAGAAACAATGAAATTAGAACCTCCGGATTTAGAAAAATATAACGAGGAATTAGAAAAAGAAATCAATGATAAGTTT